CGCCACCCCCGCTCACTCACAAAGTGAGCGGTCGATCGGTAATTGTCCCAGTCAGGGGCAACTACCATCCTTCGCCTCCACCTAATACGATCATGCCTGATCGATACTTGGTGGTTTCGTACTACACCCGCGATAGCCATTAGCTCCGCACCGGGAGGATTCCCGGTTAAGTGCTTATGGTGACGCGGTACTCGTACGGAACCGTCATCGCGGAAGCGCAACAGTCTCGGACTTGGTTCCCACCTTTGGAAAAGTGGGCTCTGGGTCTTTCGGCTGAAGCGTCTCCGTGTGACGGCCGCCCAGGGTACAGCGATCCCGCTCGTTTGGGCCTCCCAGATCGGTACCTCGTTAAGAGGTACCGTACCGAGGAGATACCCAACCGCGCACGGAAGGGCTACATGTCGACTGCTCCATAAGAGCAAGCGATTAATAGCACTGTACCTGTCCTGTTTAGTCGCGAGCGTCTTTAGGTAAACAGCTCGGACATTCAGACCACGAAAGTAGTCTGAGCCACAGGACTCCCTGAATAATCCTTCTGAGAAGGATTTATGGGCATTTACCCTAAAGCCGAGGATCTCGAGAAGTCGACAGACCTTAGAGAAGACGCGAGTGTCGACGACTATGTCGTCGCCAAACACGCCAGACTCAATCTGACGGTCTCGAGAGAGCCCCGACTCAAGGTAGACAGCCCTAACAGCAGAAGCGAAGATGAGCGTCTGCAGCGGGAACGTAAAACCGTTTCCCATCGTAGACACCATCCACAGCCGTTGGACTTCTCCAGACGGTAGTCGCACATCAGGCGTTCTCAATGTCTTCAGTATACCGAAGAGTTGCCTTGGAAGGCACTCCTCAAGCATCGCCAAAGACACTGAGTCTGACGCGCTTTCTAAGTCAATTGTACTATATTGACCAGTCAGCGAACCAGACCACGCTAATAGTGCGTTCAGGTCAGGCTGCCGAGCAAGGTCTATGCCGAAGAATCGGCGCAGACCCCATTCGAGCACTGACCCGAAACCTAGCTGATAATACATATTCAGACTAGGTTCTGTGCATATCGTCCTGCTGATATCAGAGGACTTTGGGACGAAGGATAACTTCGATGCGTTCGTTATCACACCGTCGGAAAGCAGAGAGGCCCTAATGTGTTCGGCCTCCCTCCACCGTGGAGTGTGACATCCTACCTGGCGATAAGCCTGTAGAAGCGAACTGCTAGTGTAAGATAGCGGAGATGCGAATAGTTTGCTAAAACTATCCGTTCCTCTAGCCGATACCGACGAGCCTGGACCCATCCTACCACGAGAAAGAATCTCGTTATAGGATAGTAAACAGGCATCATCTAGCATCAGGTAGAACTCGTATAAGACTTTTTTAAAAGTCCCGACGAGCTCTGCTTCCCAGCTAGCATACTCCATTTTGAAGTCTCGACACCGCGTATTAGCGGCTAGAAACTTTGCTAACGCTTTTGCGTCTGCATCTTCAGAAGTCGAGTCCTGAAATTTCTTCAGGAGGTTCTTCTTCATCAGGTGACAGGCGAGCTGCGTCGGCGTGCACTCAGGCGCAGGGTGGTCGGCCTCAATGAGACCGTACCCTGTTCCCAGCGCATTTTGGAGGTCGTGCTCGAGCGCTTGAAAGAGCTCAGTAGAGTGACTACCCATACGGAATCCTTCTGTCGTGAGTTCAATTCTCGCAGCATCCTTCGCAAGGGTCTGATCCCTCTGCCCGTGTAATCACGGATCAGAAGATCACCCCCTCGGATAGGCGGCCGCGAAAATAGGCTATTAGGGCGATAAGCAAAATAACCCGCAACAAACATTGCGAGTGATCTGCCAGTCTCCTTTTCGCCAAGACCGGTCTGGAGCAGTAGAACCTCAGATCCTTCAATAGGAACTGAGACAATACTACCCAGAAAACGCGAAGGTACGTCATCGCGACGTTCCTTGTGCTCCGGCCTCACAGGACGCCGGTAACGGCGGAATCGCCGATACCAGCGGACTGTTGACTCATGACTCCGAAATGCAGCGATAGCGCTGCCCGGACGTTTGCGGCGTCCGCCGTATCAGCACCTGCCGGCACCTCGATAATCGTGGTGATCAGCATCTGCTGCGGCGACTGACCCGCAAGCGGGAGGACTCCTTTCCGGGTAATGAACTTCCACACGTTCTTCGGCTGAGGCCCCAGAACACCAGATACCGGATTCGGTAAACTCGCGGTACGAAGTACCTGAGGCCGAAATCCGGTGACGGTGAATGGGTCAGCAGCCGCCGACGTGCGGACACCGGTCTGCGTTCCGCCCAAGGCAGTAACAGCATGCTGTTTGCCGAGAGCGGACGGAGCTACGTCCACCGTCAAGGTGTACGTAGGACTCGTCAAACCGGTCTGTGCAGCCCCTGTGACAGGGGTTGTAGGACTATACATAGTCATGTCTCCAATCAAGTGTTGATGATGATGGTTTATCGAAGGTCCCGGACCGCATTTCTGTGGACGGTAGCAAGCGCAGCTAAATTGAGCCATTTTTTGCTCAACCCCGGAATCTCAAATCGAAGATCTGAGAGGCCGTAAGCTCCTTGTATTGCTGTTTGCCGAGAAACGCGTACTAGGGAACTGATCGATGGCGATCCATTTCCACTCCCTCCCCTATAGTTCGATCCTTGGTTATTCTTCGTGCCCGTGTCTGAATAACGATAGTTGCGGGTCCTTGTGACCTGCTTCCTCGTCGTCATACCGGTCCACGAGAAATTACTCAAGGGGAACTGCGATGCTGCTATAACGTCACCGATATTGGTAAAATAATCGGCGACAAAGGAATATGGGATTAACTCCCATACGGTTGGCAAAAACTCGGATGCTCTCAAGCCAAATCTGGCTAGAGAGCCTCCAGGGCGATTGACATCCACCTTCACCTCCCCATACGCACGGGTCGATCCAGAGACCTTGGTTCGCTGTTCATAGGCAAAAACAATATTGCCCTGAATAGTGTTCCCAGTAGTAACTGTAGTCGGTCCGTCCATTTGGGACTCGGTGCGAACGCGTTTGTACTTCGACATCGGCAACTTATGAAGGGCATTGTAAGCCCCTTCAATGTCACTGATGAGCGGAGCCCAACCGAATTGCGCTTCGAGCCAGGTGCCCTGAATGACTCTATCTCGTCGTTTCCGCGCTACTTTACGCGCACGTCTTCGTGCGGTATTAATGTAGTCGCCGATAGACTGGAAGAGAGCCTTAGCAGGGTTTCGCAACATCCGAAGGGTCTGACCTATCTCGCCGGCAGAGACCAAGCTTTGTAGCTGAGTCTGAGCTTCACGAGCTTTCAGGATGAGTTTAATGGACGCTTGACTCTTGAGGGTTTCCCCGTCGGCGTTAGACAACATGGCGGAGGAAGGGGCCTCGCTATAAGCGAGACCCTGACCGCGCCAATATGTATAATTCCAGGGGCCAGCTGCAAATCCCCATGCATACTCCGCATCTACGTAGCCGTAATCCTGAGTAAGGCGTTCGCCTTCCAAAGGGTTTCCAGCCTCGTAGTGGTTCTTGGTCCGCCACTTCCAATTACCAGAATGTAAGCTGGTAACTGTTTTAGTGTCGTTCCAAGACTTCACAACCTTGGTTTCACTTTCACTCACGGCCCCGTTCTGAAAACGGGTACCATATGTGTGTTGGTAATTCCTTCGTTGCGGCGTAGTGATGGTAGGCATTAGTAGCTCCTCAAGATGAGTGAGAGATTCCCCCCAGTGCAGGGTTAATGCACCGAGAGAGG